CAACAATATATAGTAACAACTTTATGTTGTTGTCCTCTTCTATTCCGCTAACAGTGACTTTGAAACCACTGGCGGTGACAGAGGAGGGGGAAATTTTGGATTTCTTCGTTTACCTGCGGGAATATTCCCGTAGGTTACATGAAGGAATCAACTCTAGAGACGATTTCGCTCCATGGGTGTCTTATAATCATAAAACACTATGGGACGAATCTTCAAAATTTGATAGGTTCAAGTGGGGGCCTGAATCTCTAAAGAGATTTAAGTCTTTACTGAACCAAACTTTTTGGTTCAAGCGTTTGAAGGAAGCAAACCGGGGTTTGCTCCTTTCATTACTACGAACAAAACATGGTTTACACATCTTTAAGGAATATTGTAATACAGTAGATGGCATTATTTGCCAACTACTTATTGGTTTTCCTGAGTTAGTGTCGTCTTATAATATAACGGATAATTTAATGAATTGGGCCATGGCCCGTTGCATACAGAATTATTCGGATTTTCTGATAGATTTGAAGGGGTTACGGAAGTCCGTTAAGAAACTTATGTTTCTTAAAGAACCGATTCCCCCTCTAAAACGTAATATGTCAGCATTAGAACTTATGGTATCGCGGTTAAATGAACTGCGATGCTCTAATTCTAAGCTAAAAATGTTTAAGGTAGCGATGTTTTGTCAGACTCGGGGGACGGGCTTGCCGCCCCACAAATGGGAGAAAATTTCGCGAGATAAATGGTGGGATGTTGTATCGGAAGAACCTAGGCCCCTTTCAGAGGAGGCTAAGTTCTACCTTCGAACAATCCATAGTGATCGTGTTGAAGCAATTCCGAACATTAAGGTGAGCATAAGCTCATCTTCGTGTTGGGAATCGCCTCGAAGTCAAGATGGTAAGCGTGGTTTCGTCCTTAGAAATAAGGAGGAAATTGGTCTACCAGAACCTGATTTTGAGTCAGTTAGGCCGTTCCCCAGGGCTTCCTGGGGGAATGCTATATTTGACTACTGTGTAGAAAATTTTGATACATTGGGAGCCTGTGATGTCCGTATATTGGGCATAGCAGAGCCTTCAAAGTATCGACTTGTGACAGTAGGAAATTTTTGTAAGGAGATGCTTTTGCATCCCGTTGCTCATCTCCTACTGGATTGTTTACGTAGACACCCTTCCATCCGGGCCTCCATTGAGGAGACTCGCTTGGGATATGGTTTCTGTGAAAGATTAGTTGGTACGAAGATATATGGAAAGGACTTTTGGGCCCTTTCCTTAGATCTTGAGACCGCGACGGACTTCTTAACCTTTGAGTATGGGGAAATCTCCATACTCGAGTGGCTTGAACTCCTATCTATAACGAATGATTATTTATTTTACATACGGCATTGTTGGAATTGTTCCAAGGATGCATATGATTATAAATACAACTATATTGGAAGAACAAAGCGTGCCCTTTTGATGGGTGACCCCATCACGAAGGCAGCTATGAGCCTATCACACCCCGTTGTTTTACGGCGTGCGAGAGACTACTTCCCTCTAGCTATCTCTATTTCAAGCGGATGTGGTGACGATCACGTTACCATATCCAATTCGATAGAATTCTTACGTTGTATTGTTTCTTCTTTTGAGCTCATAGGTTATAAGCTCTCAGAAGACGATACTTTTATTACTTCTGATTGGATGAACTATTGCGAAGAATACTTCGCAATTCCTCTCCATCATTATGACAATGTATTTAAGTCTAAATCAACCGGAGATCCATGGATCTCCCCTTATTTAGACTATCCACGTATTAGGCTTATTTTAGATACAGTTCCCAAGCGGGATCTGTTCGTAACAAAGCCTGAGGGGAAAGTAACCCTTTTGGGGAAAGAGATGGAATATCTCTCACCACAAAATCCGGTTTATCTTTCTTTTCACTTAGCTTCTTTAATTCAAGACATCCATCTCCGAACACACCGTGGGAAATATCCACCGTATGTACCGAGATCCGTCTTTGGTTGGGGTAAACCACCTTTCCATTGGAGGAAAGAGTCTTTGGACTCTTTCTCTCATATTGGAAAGAAGTGGTGGTCCCACATTTTACCTTCTCTCATTATGAACCCAGACTTAGGAACCGCGATTCGTAAGTCTACATTCATGAGATCTGTGCGTACTCATTTTTCTGAGGAATCGAGTTTTTATTCGGTTCCTGAGATGATGATTACTCATTATGATGAATTTAAGGTCTTGGATCACAAGGAAGCTCGTTTGCTTCCCAGTGGTGTGCTTGACCGCCTAGTTCAGGGTGGTTATCTGGTCAGCGAGGAACAAGTGTTCCACACTGTCCTACAGGACTACTCCTTAATGGATATGGACCCGTTTAAAGATGCTATTGATGTTATCAGTAACATGTTTTATATCGAGCCCGATCAAGACTATAACACTGACTTGC